TTTGCAAGAGGTGCGGAGAAAAAATCACTAATCAAAAGGGGTGCAGCGTTGCAGAAAGAGACGCTTGAATTCCGGTAATCGTTGTCGCCGCTGTAAAAGAAACTATATCGTAAAAGGGCATCAGAACGAAGCATCCAAACGCTGCGTTCTGATACCCATTTTGTTTCATATTGCACAGATGGGGTGATTGCAAGGAGAAGAACAGAAATTCACACAACATGAATGACGTATTCACATAATACTACTGCTTTTGCACTATCATTAACGTTCGATCTTGCATCGATCCGTTTTAAGGTGAGACCTTTTAAGTTGCTCCGTACTCCTTCGCCGCATGATCATCTGCCGCGCCTGCCGATTCTCCGCATCCTCTCCAAGCAGACGAGACGCTTCCTGCTTGGCGCTGAGCAGCATAATAAGGGAAGGCTTCTCGTGCATGGTGCCCTCTAATTGCTGTTCTACCTCCTTTTCCTGCACAGGACGGATTGCATTCCGTGCTTTGTACAGCTCCACCGGGTCAAGATCCACGGCCTGCGCTTTCAGCTCGGCATATTCAGCCAGAACCTTATCTAATTCAGCAGCGTATTTTGCTCCTGTGCCTCCAGCCTTTTCAGACCGGACTCCATGATGGCAATATCCTTGCGGAACGCTTCTGCGCCTGCATCCTCCGCATACTCAAATTTTTGCAAAAGGAGTGCCTTTTCGGAACGCAGTTCCTCCAATTCTTCCGTCAGCTCTGCAATGCGGACAGCCAGTGCCTTGTGGCGTTTCACATGATATATTAGCAATTCCTTTTTCTCTGCAACCAGCGATTTGTGTTCCTTGCTCTTTTCCTTAATCTGCTGCACCAAGCCTGTATAGCGTTCAAGTTCCGGCTTGACGGCCTTGATACGCTTGCCCATGCTGTTTTTACCCATACCGATATAACGAAGCTGATAACTGAAAATCAGTATGCTGCTGCGTAGCTTTTGTCTTTGTTTGGGCAAGTATCACAATCGTAACGGATCCAATATCCGTTGCAATCCTTACCCATACAATCACTCTCGCCTTTGAGTTTTACATATATGTCATATATCACGACTTCGGTTATTTACCAAAATCTTTTAAAATTTTACGCCACATTTTCTTCGTATTAGCTAAAGCTATACTTCGTATTCAACATAAATATCGCCGTTAGGCATATATACACACGACCACACGCAGCCGCGCTCATACACAGCCCGTTCGGCTACACACATAACATCGTCGAGATTGTTGAAATGCTTTCCGATTACCAAACCGTTTTGCTTTTCAACTTCGACCCCATAGGTACTATAGCTCATGATTTCCTTTCCTCCTCTAATTTTATTCGCGCCGAATGACCGTCGCCCCAGCGCACCAATACAAGAGCGGATATGCTATTTCCGTAGATAATAATTCCGCCCGTTATGTATGCCGTATACTTTTCGCCGTCGTTTTCAAAACGGATTTTCGTTTCAAATCCGACTTTCCATATCACTCCCTTTACAAACTTTTCGTATGACATAGTAAAATATTCGCTCCTTTCATTTTCATTTCGATTTTGTAGTATTTAGATTATGTTTTGAGAATAGAAACACTTCGGGAATATAATTTCATTACCAATTTCCGAGGCGATTTTCTTTAGCTTATTTCCCGCAATTCTTCGAGTATTTCATCTTCTCCGAATACGCGCTTTACTCCTTCCCATTCGTGACAACACGCCTTCCAAATCTTATAAGCGTTCGAATTTCGCGTTAGTCTGCCGAATTCGTTTTCGGTTTCGGTTTCATACCCAAATTCCGAACAAAAATCCTCATAGTCACCGGGGTCATACTTCGTCAAACACGCGAGAATGTCGTAGCAAGTCGGCGTAATATTGTGTGTTGTGTTATATATGGAATCCCAAAATGTAACACGCATAACCTCGCCGCTGTTTGTGTTTCGGATATAAACCGAATAGCAGTTTCGCAAATAATTTCCCTCCCACATCGGATTTGAATTTCGCTCCTTAAAAGTGATTTTGATTTCAATTCCGTTTCGTTCTGAAAACTCATTTGCCTGCATGACATAATCGTTTCCGCTTTTGATTTTCATATTACCCCTTCATCCTCCATAAACTCGCGGAAATCGTCTGTTAAAAGCTGACTTCCATAGTAATTTGTAAACAGTCTTGCAACCGTTTCGCCGTCGAGATTGCAAAGTGCATCCCAAATTTCACCCTGAATTTCATTCATGATTTTCAATTCCTTTCTGATTTAGATTCCAAATGCAAATCTTGCGCCGAATATAAATTTAGTTTTGTCGTGTGGGATATCCACGACATCGAAACACTTATCGGGCACGAATCGCATTTTAATTCGTTCCGATTCCGTATAAAGTTCACCTCCGATTAAAATGTTACCATTGTGTATGAGTGGGTTCTTGTAGGTCTGATCGTATTCCGGTTTAACTTTGTAATAGCGCATAATTTTCGATTCCTTTCTGATTTAGATTTAATTCCACGCTTTTAGAGTTTTTAGATGGTCGATTTCATCGCAGACCTCCGCGAAGGCGGCGGCGTCGGTGTACATAACATTCCTACCGTCGCTTTTGAGCGCATTAATTTTCATCTGTACGCCGAGATTCCACACGCTCAAGGCAATCAGTACGGCATAACAAGCGGTCATGATAATTGCGATTATTGCATATATTTTTGTTTTAGTTTTCATTTTAAGTTTCCTCTCTGATTTAGATTTTTAATTTTGATTTAGTTTCACTTTTGAGCGTAAAATTTTTTATGCCGCTTTTGTTGCCTTTGCCTTTGTCTGAGCCTTTGCGCTCGATTTTTTCGCGGCGTTCTTTGCATTTTCGGCGGCTTTTTCGGGCTTCGGGTCAATTTTCTTTGCCGTTTTTGCTTTTTCCGCGGCTTTTTTTACGGCGCGCTCCGCCTTCCTTGCTTCACGGCGTGCGGCTTTTTCTGCTTCTATTTCTTCCGCGGTTTTATGCGCGACTTTATCGAGGCGATCTGCAATGAATTTCTCGAACGAGTTACGGAATGTTACCGCCGCATAGGGCAAAATTCCTTCTTGTCGGCGTCGCGGTTGATTTTACGATATGAGCCGCAGAATGTTAGCAGTGATTCAAGGTCATTTTTTTCGGCGTGAAGTTTCTTCCCTGCGCTCTTATCAGTAAAAAATGCAAGCACTGTTTTATAGCGTGTAAAAACTTCATCCGCGTCGTGTTCTCTATCCTCATGCGCCGCGACCGCGTAACGGCTCACGGCAAGCCGTAAAGACTCAACGGCGTTTTTCCAATTGTCAATAACTTCGATGGCGTGCTTGTCGTTCTTGTACATTGTTGCGCTGATGGCGCGGGACTCTTTGCGGTTTTCTTTGATGGCGTTTTCAATTCTGAACATTTTTGTTTGCTCCCTTTAAAGTAAAATTTTTCGTGCTTTTTAGCACATAAAAGCGCACGAGCCGCAAAAGCTCATGCGCTCGACATCTGCTAAAAAAACAATTATCTTCCGTCATTTCAGCGCGCTATTTGACAGTTTGCACGCTCCACGGGCACATTGTGCGCCCGCTCCGCTCTTCTCGCTTTTTCATTACCTCACGGCGGCGGTTACCTTCTGTTATAATTTTCGCCCACGGGCGCGCCCGTCACGGTGCGCGTCTGTACTGATAAGATACGACGCCCTTCCGTTCGTTCCTCCCATGCTCCGCTCTTGCCATTGAGCGACTCCGCGCATAATAACAGCGACATGCGCGGCGCGTATAGTATAATCATATCGGCGGCGGCTTTAAGCGTTCCCACGCTTGCGGCATTGGAGCATTCCCACGCTCCGCCGTTGCTCCGCTTCACGATTATGTTTTCAAGGTTCAAAAGTGCTTGCCAAAAGTGACAAGTCATGATAAAATGATGACTGTACTTTACAAGATACCCCACGCGCCTTATCCGCACGGCTCAACGGCTCGTTGTCGGCGGCTTGTCCGTGGGTCTCTCTCGAGTACGCCCATAGTATAACACCAAAAAGTGCATTGTTATACTCGAAAAAGAAAAATAATGAACTTTTTAGAGATTTTACGCATCTTTGTAACATATGCACAATAAGCCTATACAACGGAGTTGATAAACTTGTGCAATACTAACAATTATGACCCCACTATTATTGCAGAAAAGATAAAAAAAGAATGCATGAGGCAAAATATCACGGCGAAAACTATGTTGCAAGAATTAAACACCAATCACGCCGCATTAACTAAAATGACGCACGGCGGCGCGCCGTCTTATATAACTATAGCCCGTATATGCGATTACCTCAATATATCTATAGATACTCTACTCGATCGCCCCGCGCCCGCTACACCTGAACCGCCTGACCTGAACACGGCGGTAACTATAGTAGCCGCCGCCGCTAACCTATCCGCCGACTATGTGCGCGGCGTTCTACGCTTGCCGCCGACGAGCAGCAGTACCGACAACGATATATAATATTCTATAATAGCATATAACGCTTGCGCGGGACTTCGGGGCACGGCTACGCCGTGCGACGCTACCGCCGACGGTAAGACGGTATGCGCGTTATAGGTATATATACCTACCTATATAATATATAATATAATACCTATACACATGGAATTTATTTTTTGATGCATAGGTATTTTTTTATTTTAGCATATAAGATGTAATTGACGTGTTGACGGTGATATTATGCAGTGTTGACGTTGACGTGTAGACGGCGTTGTAAATACAACAAAAAATAATGCTTATATAACACTAAAATATCATAGCTTGTATACCTCGACTATATAGGTATAATAATCCATGAAATATGCCTTTATGGATTATCCCCCGCAAGGGGGCTATTTAAAACCTATAGCAGAAAAATAATCGTGAAAAACCGCTTAGTCAATCAACCCCACTCACACGTCGTCAAAATAGACCCTCAGAACTACACAAATCCCGCCCATAGTGGAGGGTATCTTCTACGGGTCAGGTAGATTGGTGCTTTTTAAAATTTTAAAAAAACTGGTAAAAGCCCGCTCTACGCACAAAGTTACCCCTACGAGCATCCGAGATAAAGATGTGGTACAGGCTAAAATCCCTGAAGTCTACCTTACGAGCGGTCTTTCGTCCGTGGTATAAGCCTATAGACCCATCAGGGTTGGTATGTACAGGCTGACGTCTTCGAAGAAAGCTTCTACAAGTTCTATATATGTACGATCGTCTTACGCGCCGAAGGGCGCGTTTTTTTTATTTATGTTTATCGCTACGCGCTAAGCTTCTACCCTCTACTTCTATTAACAATTTATTCATAAATTTAACCTTCAGATTTTGGTAAATCAGCCAACCTCGGGTGTAAGGTATATACATAACATGGTGGTACAGGCTACGGCGTAAGCCGTTTCAAGGCAAATTCGAGGTGAGCGACACTAATAAGGCGAACGGAAACGGAGCGCAGCGCAGTTAAAGGCTTGCTGAGTTCGCCTCAAGATGGAGCGAACCGAGGATGCAGTCTTCCTTTAGAAATAAGGCGAAGCCTTCCTCCCGCCTACGGAGATGTTTGAGGGAGGCGTCAGCGGTATCTCCGAAGAGAAGTTAGCGAAGCTTGCGAAGAGAACTTCTCCCGAGGTGGTATAGCGTAGCCTCCCGCCTACTCCGTAGACGGAATTATGTGGCGAGCAAGGACACGTTAGTGGACTTGTGACCTTCACATAACACAAAATTGTTTTTTAAGAGAGGGGGTGCTCAGATGCCTTGATACACAAGGGCTGTGAGCCAGTTTGGAACCATTTTAAAAAAATAAGTTCAAAATAGGAGGAAAACACTATCAAAGTCAAGGTATGCGATGCGATTATGGGTACCGGCAAAACCGAAGCTGCTATTACCTATATGAACGAACACAAGGAGAAGAAATTCATTTACATCACGCCGTATCTGGCGGAGAGCAATCGTATCAAAGAGGGCTGCCCGGAGTTGCACTTCGTCGAGCCGAGCAACAAACTGAGCGAATACCATTTCAGAAAGACAGAGCACACAGCAGCTCTTATAAGCGAGGGGCGCAACATAACGACAACCCACGCGGCTTTCAGAAATTACAACCGTGATACGCTGGCGATGATTAGAGAGCTTGGCTATACCCTCATCATAGACGAGAGCTTGGATATTCTTATCGAGAGTCAAATGAAGACCAATGATGTCGGCGGGCTTGTCGCTACAGGCTTTTTAGAATCAGACGGCACGACATATCGGGCGACAGACAAGCTGTACGACTCAGGTAAATTTGAGGACGAGATGAAGATGTTCCGCTCCCGCGATATTTTGTGTGTTGATGGACAAAAGGGGCAGAAGCTTTATTATTGGGCTCTGCCGCAGGAGCTGTTGACCTCGTTCGATGAGGTGTTCGTGCTGACGTATTTGTTTACCGGACAGGCGCTTTGCTATTTTATGAAGATTTACAAAATCCCCTATACATATATAGGTGTGTCGCTAAAGGACGGCGTTTATCGCTTCTCAAGTAGCACTGACTATGTGCCGGAATACACCAAGCACATCAAAGACCTTATACATATAGTAGAGTCGCCAAAGCTCAACCGTATAGGCGACCCGCCCCATGCGCTGTCTATGAATTGGTATCAAAGACGCAAGTCTGGTGAGGATGGCGAGCTCAAGGCTGTTAAGAATCATGTAGCTAACTGCTACAAGCATATATGGAAGAACTCACCTGCGGACGAGCGTATGTGGGGAACCTATAAGAGCGCCTGTAATAAGGTTAAGGGCAAAGGCTACACCAAGAGTTACGTCGTCTTCAACGAGAGGGCTACTAACTCATATATCAACAAGAGATACCTTGCCTACGCCGTTAACCTGTTTATGAATGTCGCGGAGAGGCGTGTGTATGAGAAATTTGGTGTAGAGGTAGACCAAGATATGTACGCTCTTTCAACTATGTTGCAGTGGATATGGAGATCGGCTATAAGACGCGGAGAAGAGATATGGCTGTATGTGCCGAGCAGAAGAATGAGGACACTTTTAAAAGATTGGATGGAGAGGGTTCAGAATGGAGATAAAGACGAAGACGATTACGAGTAAGATATCTGTGAGTGAGCGAGAGACGCACATATATAGAAGTGGTGACGGCTGGGTAATGGACAGCACCGTTCCGAAAGACTTCAATGCCGCGCTGCGTAAGGGTTGGACTCCTATAGAGCAGACGGTTTACGACGACGGCACTGTGTGCGGGATGATTCTAAAGGCTATCCCTTCCGCAGTTACTATAAGAAAGAACGCCGCTCGAAGCATTTCCGAAGAACAGAAACGCAAGGCGACGGCGGCGTTGGCGAAGTACAGAGCGGAGAAGTGAGGCGGGGCTAAAAGTCTCGTAATGATAGAGGAGGTGTAACGAAAAGTTACCCCCATTTGCAAATTTTAACATTATAAACAAAGGAGAAAATGAAGTGAATGAACTGACAGTATTTAACAATGAGGAATTTGGAGAAATCCGCACCATAACTATTGACGGCGAACCGTGGTTTGTAGCCAACGATATTCTTCGAGTTCTCGCGGTAAGCAACTTGAAAGATGCTCTGCGCACCTTGGATGATGACGAAAAATCGGGGGTAGATATTATCGACCCCCACGGTAGAAAGCAAAAAACGAATTGTATAAGCGAAGCTGGGCTGTATTCAATCATTCTTCGCAGTCGCAAGCCCGAAGCCAAAGCTTTCAAGCGTTGGGTTACACACGACATTCTTCCCGCCATCCGTAAAACAGGCGGTTACATGACCGATGAGCTTCTCGCTAAATGTCAGAAAGACCCCCATGTCATGTTTGCGTTTGCAGAAGAGCTTCTTAAACTGCGCGACAAAACGAACGCGTTGGAATCAAAGCTCGATGTCGCTCAGCCGAAGGCGGACTTCTACGACACGTTTGTTAGCCCTAATAAATGTACAGGGCTTCGAGACACCGCCAAAGAACTTGGTATCTCTGAGCGTAAGTTCGTTAACTTTCTGATAGATGAAAAGTACCTGTACCGCACTCCGACCAAACAGCTTCGTCCTTACGCAAAGAAGAGCAACGAGGGCTTATTCGAGACAAAAGATTGGTACACTAAGTCGGATATCGTATCGGTAAGGGTGCTCTTTACGCCGCAGGGCAAGCAGTTCTTCCACAAGAAGCTTATAGAAAAGGGGTTTATCGGCGCACCTATGGTATGCGCGTGAAAGAACCAGTAAAGATAAGATGTTAGACTTGGGGCATAAACTACCCTACCGGGACACTTTAAACCGAAGTTTGTAATATATAGACAGCAAAACTCGGACGAAATGAGATATGGCTGATATTTAGGGAAGAGGTGTGAACGGCATTTTACAGAAAGGATTAGAGAAAGAAGTTGAATAGAGGGTTTTGTGAGGGTTGCCCGTGGATTAACCGCTGCGGCAACGACGACAACGACTACCCCTGCCACGGCAGTTGGGATGAGGTCGCTTACATAGACTATGGAAATCAAGCCATAAATACGGATATGGATGAGGAGAATTAACTATAGGTAATACAATATATATACCGGGTATCGACGCTAAGGATATATACATAACAAATGAGCTGTACCCCGACACAGGTTATTCGTTGGTGGATAAAGACGGCAAGGTCAATTATAGACGATATGCCAACACACTCGATTACAGTTTAGATCAGATAAAACTGCGCGAGGTTTATGAGAAAGTGTATCGCCGCACTAACTTCAGCTTTTACGGAAGAAAGAAAGAGTATACCTCGCGCGTAATAAATGTAACCTTTAAATACTCGGTGGCGGAGTTTAATAAAGCCGGCAGAAATAGGTATATTCGCTTTGGATATAAAGACTCAGACCTTAACTTCAATGACTGCGTGGCTATAAAAGACGGCGAGCTGGTGGGAATAATACTTGGACAGCCTGTGGAATATCCGGTATCTGACGAGGTGCTCGGTAAATACTTCGGTTTTGAAGATGGCGTATACACGCTTATCAAAACACCTAAGACGCTGAAGAGCACAGCGGAGCTGCGCAGGACACTGTATAATGACGGCTTTGTGTGTAATGGAGTAAGGTATGTCAGGTGGAAGAGGTCAAGCGGCAGTTCTCGCGTTGGCAAGTGTCTCTTTATTGACGAGAAGCTGTATGCTCGTATGCACAAGTGGGAGATGTGTGGACTGAAAGTCGCCGAGGGTGAAGAGGTAGACCTTGCTGCGCTTGAGTCGTATATCTCTCTGCCGTCAAGCTCTATTATTGATATACTGGAAATAAACCCCGAGAACATTCTCGTGATAGACGACTACGAGAGCAAATTCTTCGATAGGGTTATGTCCGTCAGCGAAGATGGCGACCACCTAATCGCCGAAGAAAAAGACGAACAGATAACCAACTCTATCTGGGACGGACAGGGGCTTATAGATATATCAGCGATGGGCAAATACAGCGATAAGGGCATGATACTACTCCGCAACCTCTTCTTTAAATGCTGTTGCTTCAATACAAACTTGCAGCAGTGGTTTGCCGACCACGGCATAACAGAGGTGAGTCAGCTAAAGGGGTACACTAAAGCGAAGCGTGTGGAAGATATAAAGATAGTAACCACGCCGAGCAGCATCAAGTATCTGAAGTTCGGGACGATAAACGATTGGATGAAGCACATCGACAATACCTTTGGCGTTGTTAAGTATGATAAGCCAACTCACTTCTTTGATGGACGCATGGTGCAGACGCACTATCAGCTTCTCAACAGCTTGCAGATGGACAAGGCTGAGACGGCGGCGTTCCTCAAGGAGACATTTGACTATATGACAGCTATCAGAACAGACCCCGCAGTTCTGCGCTACCATATCAAATATCCGATAGAAGACGAATTCGACATCTCCCCTGCCGAGTCGAAGAATGATGTTGTATATAAGCTTCTCGGTCTCAATGACAGGTTTGCACAGACGAAGCTTTATCATGACTTCAAGATAGATATTCTTAAGTCTTTTACAAAAAATCTTAGGCTCGGTCATGTGCTTGTCGAGGGCAATTACGAAACCTTGTTCGGCAATCCAATCGAGATGTTACAGGCGAGCATCGGCAAGTTCGACGGCGTGTCGGTGCTGGGTGTTGGCAACATACATACGAAGAGGTTCGGGTACGGGCAGAGGCTCGTAGGTTCGCGCAGCCCCCATATCTCAATGAGCAATGTGTGGGTTCCGACGAATGTGGAGTGTAGCGAGATCGACCGCTACTTTAATCTGACGAACGAGATAGTCTGTATAAACAGTATTGGCGAAAATGTCTTAAACGAATTATCGGGTTGCGACTTTGATTCAGATACCTCGCTTGTTACGGATAATCTTCACCTTATTAACGCCGCGCTTAAGAACGAGGGTAAGTTTTTGATAGCAGTTCCGGATGTCTCGTCCGTTAAGAAAAAACGCAGATACACTCACGACGAGCAGGTTGACCTTGATGTTAAAACAAGCAACAATCTTATAGGCGATATCATCAACCTCAGTCAAGAGCTCAATACCCGCATATGGGATGTCCTTAATCGTGGTGGCAGTTATAGTGATATTGAGGAAATATATAAAGACGTATGTATCTTGAATATTATGAGCGGCATTGAAATCGACAAAGCAAAGAAAGAGTTCAATATCAATAATGCTAAGGAGCTTCGCCGACTGCGTGATAAATATAAGATTGAAGGCGACGACGGAAGAGCTATTAAACCTAACTTCTTCAAGGCGAAGGATATCGGCAAAGGCTACTATGACCGCAAGCGAAAGAATTACAAGAAGCATTTGACGACCATGGATTATGTGCAGACTTGTATTAATTCGTACAGGGCTCAGAGAGAAGAGATAGGAAAGAAACAGGAGTACCTCCCCTTCTCTGCTCTTGTGGGTAACGGCATAGATGTTCATCGTAGACAGTACGAGAAAGTCACCCGCGTCATCAATGCCGTAACAGACATGACAAATGAGATAAAGAGCGTGTATGCTTCGGATATAGAATCTTCCGTCAAACAGATGCAGTGTTGCGATATCAGGCAGGAGTGCGTAGAATATGTGGGCAATATGTCGTTCACCAAGAGCGATATGGTCTACCTCCTGCGCCAGATAGAAGAACCTCGTTATTCTCAGATTCAGCGTAAGATATTTAACATACTCTTTGGCTACCCCAACACCTCGTTCTATGAGGTTCTCGAAGCGGGTGCAGAACCTATCGGACTGCTCGCAGAAGACGACGAGGGTGATGTTGAGCTATATGGAAAGAGATACACTCGATACAAATATTTCGCGTAAATTGACAACAAATCACGCAAAAATTTACAAAAAATAGGCTAAAATCCGACCCAAACGGGATAAACGACCCCTTAAAATAGCCGTATTATGCGACAAATTTTAGGGGTGTCCCGTGCGGTTACAATAGGAGAGGGGTAAGAAAACTCGCTCCAAATTAATAAAAAGGAATGGTTTATATAGTTAAAATCTCGCAGGAGGAAGCTTTTAAGATTAGAAAGAAGTTTCCGGGAACGCATATAACGGTAACGAACCGCTACGCTCCCAGTCGAAAGAAAACATACTACTGCACCGAGGGCTTTAAGGTGATGCGCTACCTAAAGAAGCTTCGCCACGAACCGTGGAGGTGAGCCGCTGATGGAAGACTTCGCTAAGAAGCAGAGCGGAGAGTCTTATGTTGACTACTTCGTTCGGCTCTTCGACAACAAGAAAATTTATGGTCTCACTTGCGACCAGATAGCCGAGTTGCTCAATACAGAAAGCGGTCAGACGCTCGGCGAGAGCGCTTATCGAAAAGAATTTGCCGCTTTCAATCGCGGTCGCAACTATGAACGTGAGATAGCTGAGCGCGGCGTGGCGACGAGGGTTCTGTCTATATCAGACCTGCACTTCCCGTTCGCAAAGCCTATAGAGACATTTTCAAAGTATGTCGGGCGTGTAGACATCCTACAGCTCAACGGAGATATATTTGATTGTCAGTCGATATCCAAATTCTCGAAGTCGTATCGCATACCGTGTATCGAGGAACTGGTTGAGGGTCGGCAGTACATTATAGACCTTATTGACTACATAAAACCAAAGAAGGTCATCGCAAACTACGGCAACCATGAGCTTCGCCTCGGAGCATATCTCGCCAACCACCTCGATTCAGACCTTCAGGAGCTTATGCCTGAGACGGCACTGGACTACATCTTCGTTGATGGTTTCTATCATTACGACCGTCGTAATCATATTAAGACGTGGTTTGAGCCGCTGCGTGAGACATTCGATGATATCGAAGTCGTTTATACTGGCGAGTGGTTTTCACAGATAGGTCATGTAATGTTTGTTCACCCGAAGGCTTTTAGCAGTTCACCTATGAAGACGGCGGAGAAAGCTGTGCTGTGGTTCCGCAATGAGGGATATGATTTCAACTGCCTTGTAATGGCGCATACGCACAGACTCGGTTCGTATAAAATCGGAAACACCACTATGTATGAGCAGGGTGCGGCGTGTGAGACACAGAAAATGAGATATGGTGACGGCGCGTTGGTTAACTCTCAGCAGCAGGGCTGTATTTATGTGTGTCTCGATAAAGATGGTTATAACATTGAGTCGGCGACGAAGCTTGTCGCCTTTTGAGGAAAGAAAGGAAGATAATTTGAATCGCAAGGAACTTATAAGACTTGTGGCGAAAGATAACTCTCTCACCCTCGGTGATTCAGAGTTCTGCATTAATGCAGTGTGCAACGCTATCTCCAAGGTCGTTAATGACGGAGATAAGCTGTCAATATATGGTTTTGGTACATTTCAGAAGGTCAGGCGTAAGCCGAAGCCTTACCGACACCCGGTAACGGGAGAGATGTGTGTGCCGGAGCCGTCGGATGTTATTAAGTTCGTGCCGGGCGTAGCGTTCTTCCCGAGCACTGAGCCCGACTACGCCGACCTGTAAAGGAGAGATATTATGCTGATTGCATTGATCTACAACTTTTTAAACGTCTTTGCTCTCACTGGCGGTATTGCTATTGTGGCAATTATCCAGCTGCTCGCGAGCCTCGGCGTGATATAACGATACTTCTGTCACCCACGTCTAAACGGAGATCCTGCGCCGTAAAAGCAGGACTTAAAAAAGCGGTTATCCCATACCGTAAGTTGGGACTTAAAAAAGCGGAAATCCCTTGCCGTAAGTAGGGACTTAAAAATGGCGAGATAGACTGTCCATCTCACCATTAACTATGGGTGCAAGGAGTTTAAATGGAAAATTTACTTCTTTTTGCAAACTGTAATAATGGCGGTTATGCAGTTACTGATTACGCTCTACGAGGATGCGCCGCACCATAAGCGGTAGACGAGTCGTAGGGTTTACAAAGCCGTGAACTCGCGGCGGGAACTAAAAGACCCTGCGGATAGAAAGTCGCTCCACTGATGAGGAGTAGACAGTTTCCGCAGGGCACTGATAAAATCTTATATTAACCAAATTGCCGACATCGGCAAAATGGTGCGAAGCAAAGGAGTGTGCTAAATGAGTTATTCTCTTACTGAGATATCCACAAAAGACCTCGTGGAAGAACTTAAAAAGCGCGAGGGTGTGGAGGCGACAATAGTAGAGCCATATAGAGATGATGAAATTGTAGCGAGTGGACCTTCTATTGTGTTTGTGGTTACTGATTGATTGATAAAATTTAAAGGAAATGGAATGATTTGATTGTTTGACAATTATCCTGATGTGGTAACTGTTAAAGAGATGCAGACAATGTTGCGAATAGGAAGAAAGGCTGCGTATGACCTTGTACATAACGGCACTATTCCCTCTGTTCGTATAGGTACAAGCTACTTAATTACTAAAAAGAGTATTGAAAATTTTCTTTCTGCCGGTAGTTGACATTTTGCGCTGTTGTGCTAAAATGACCGTACAACAGCAAGCGGACTACAGAAAGGAGATTATTTAATTGACAGGAAGCTTGCAAGCAAAACGCGGCAAATATTATGCCGTTCTGAATTTCGTAGACAACACTGGAAAGCGTAAGCAGAAGTGGGTTTACACAGGTTATGAAGTAAAGAATAATCTGCGTAAAGCTGAGGCAGCTATGCGGTCAATAATTAGCGAGTATGAAAGTGCTCAGCTGATTTATGAACCCAACATACTTATCTCAGACTACTTAGACCAGTGGCTCACTGAGACGAAACCCTTCATAGACACTGTAACGTGGGACGGTTATAAGGTTATAGTCGATTCTCATGTTCAACCGTATTTTGAGGAACACAAAATAAAATTAGTGGATGCCAACCTTGACAATATACAGCAATATTTTGACTATAAGGCGACCCACGGCAGAAAAGATGGGAATGGCGGTCTATCACCTAAAACCCTTCGTCTGCACAAGAATGTTCTTCAGCTTGCCTTTAAGGAGGCTATGCGGCATAAGCTCATAAGGTCTAATCCCTGTGAACTCGTGAGGCTCCCAAAACTTGAGAGACGGGAGTATGAGTGGTATAACGCCAGTGAAATTAACACTCTGCTTGAGACCATAAAGGACGAACCTTTGCATCCGCTCATCCAAACTACAGTCATGTATGGACTGCGGCGCAGTGAGGTTTTGGGTCTACAGTGGCAAAGCATTGATTTTGACACAAATACTATCCTTATACGCCACACGGTCTCTATGTCAACCAAGGTTGTCGAGAAAGACAAAACCAAAAACAAATCAAGTTATCGGTCGTTTCCGCTGTTTCCTGAAATTAGAGAGCTACTGCTTCAGCTCAAAGAAGAGGAACAGAAGAACAGAGAGTTCTTTGGAGACGCCTATGTGGAGAATGATTATATCTTCAAATGGGCGAATGGCGCAATGTATGACCCGTCATATATATCGCACAAATTCGGAGACCTATTGAGAAAATATAATCTCCCGCATATAAGATTCCACGATCTAAGACATAGTTGTGCGAGCCTTCTTCTCGCCAAAGGTTGTTCGCTCAAGGACGTCCAAGATTGGATGGGTCACGCCGATATAAAGATGACTTGTAATATATATGGACACCTTGATTTGTCGAGGAAAAAGATGACCTCTGAAATTATTCGCGAAACTTTAGCTCAGGCGTGTTAGACAAAATGTTAGACACATGGGAATTTCGAGCTATTTTAGAAAAGGGAAAAGCCCTGAACC